CTTAGTAATATCCTTACCATCTACTTGAAAGAAATCCTGTAATACTAACTCTGAATATCCTTTGAAAAATGTTTTTGAGATACCTTCATAACGACGCTTCATCATTCTCTCAATACGAGCATCTTCAACGATGTTCACAAATGATGGATTCATTTTCCACTCTTTCTCTAACCACCAATCTCTATTAGGAGTATAGAGTGCATGGCCAACTTCATGACTTACAAGCATATCAACAACCTTGTCTGTTGTATCCCAAATAGGTAATGTAAGAACACGAGTAGCAACATTGAAACATGCAGTTTCAACTCTCTTGTGCTCTACAATTAGATCTTCTGTAGCAAGTAATTTAGCAAGTTGTGATTTGATTTCGTATTGGATAGTCATGTGGGATCTCTGTTGATATATCCATTATAATAACAAAACCGTCACGAAGGACGGTTAAGTGGACACTTTGTTAACTGTCTACTAGTCTCTTTGTCGCCAGTCATCGCTACGTTCTTGGTGGAACCAATCTACAATCTCATCTGGATGATCGAAACCCCTACGGTGATTACTTGAATCGGGGTCTCCAATATTCAAGTTATTCAGAAAAGAATCGTTCGGATTTGTTGCTAGTCTTCTTGCTTGATTTAACATACCTCTTGCACTCGTATTTGCTTTTGCTAGTTTCTGTGCCCATATCATATCGTCTATACCGACCTCTGTTCCTGACGCAATGGATTTGCAAATGCCCTCTAAACGAAGACGATACTGGGTTGATAACATATTCTAATGTAAACGATTAAAAATATTTATATACTATTAAACCGTATCAAGGATGTTTATGGTAGGAGACCAACCTAATGACTTTAATTTTTTGATATCAGCACATGTGATATCTCTCTCACCGGGAGTTTCCTCTTTAATTGGCAAGTGTCCCATACCCATTTTAGTTGCTAATTCTATGACTGAAATAGGATTTCCAGTCCCTACATCCAACACTCCAGTATAACTACTTTCGGCCAAAATCGCGATTGCTGATACAATATCATTAACATGAATCCAATCTCTTTTATGCCTAGTTAAATAAGTTGCAGTTTTGTTTTCAAGCATTCGATATAACATATCATCTCTACTTACTTTTTCTGCATATACATTAAAAAATCTCATACCCACACTATTAGGCGGTGCTTGAATTTCATTTACTTTTTTAGAAATTCCATAAGCATTAATCCACCATTCATAAACAGCAGCAGAACTTGCATATAAACATCTAATATTATTTTTTCTACAGTATTCAAATATGGGTTTAGATTTTACAACGTTGTTCTCCCAAAACAAATCAGGATTTTCGATAGCCTCACGTATAGCAGCGTTTGCTGCTAAATGCACTACAAGATCATACTTCTTATTTGTCCTAAAATCACCTAAATCTTGTGGTATGTCAAGACCATCAACATGATGTCCTTGAGATGTAAAGTATTCATATACATGACTTCCTATGAAACCAAGATGACCTGTAACTAATATTTTCATGATACAATTTTACTGAAACCTTTGATTTTATCGAATTTGATGACATTCGCAAATTTATCATGCAAATCTGACTTATGAGATATAACAAAGATATTTGCATCCTTAATTATAAAACGAATAATTTTCATAAATTCATCAACACCAAAACCATCAAGAGAACTATCAAATACTTCATCCATGATTAATAGATTAGTGTTGACAGAGTTCTTGACTCTGGCCACTTCTCTCCATGTGAATAATAGTGCCAAATCAATTCTCATCTTTTCACCCTCACTAAATGAGGCATATGAAAAATCTTCATGGATTGGTGACTCTATAGTTTCACTAAACTCCTCATTCAATTTAAAGTTGATATAGAAGTCCATCATCTGCAGATAACGATTTACCTGCTGATTGATAAGTGGTAGATACTTTTTAATTATCTTCGTCTTAACACCATCATCTTTCAAGAGTGAGTATGCAAAATCATGATGCACAATATCTTGATTTTTCTCAGATGATTCGGTAATAGTTGTTTGAAGACTTTCTTTGAACTCAGTTAGTTTCTCATGTTCAGTATTTCTGTTTTTAAGTTGCTCGGTAAATTTTTGAATTTCAGATTCCAAATCTCTGACTTGTCGCTGACAACCTGAGATTTTAGTATTATTTTGAGAAATGACATTATTGAGTTTAGAAATCTCCTTTGTGAGTTTAGTGAACTGACGCTCTCGATCTTCTTCGTTTTTAATTGCTTCTTCTAGTTCTTGATAACCAGATTGCAACTCCTTTGCTTTAGCTTGAGCATCAGCAATTCTATTTAACCTAAACGATTCTTCTATATCCTGATCACATGTAGGACATGTAACATTATCTGTAAAGAACTTGTGTTCTTTGGTTATGGTTGATACTTTATTAGATATTTTACCTTTTAAATTATTCAATTTTCTTAATTTTTTATCTGCTCCTGCAACCTTTCCCTGATCCTCTATTAAACCAGTTACCTCAAGTTCATACTCTTCATTAGTAAGAACATACTCGTCAGTTTCTTTTATTAAATTATTAATTTTAGATTTCTTATCTTTAATATCTTCTTTACTACGATCCTCTATTTCTTTGATAAATTTTTCTTGCATCTTAATCTTATCTGCAAGAGTTTCTTTCTTTAGATTAAGTGATCGAACTCTTTCCCTTTTCTCTCTTAATTTATCTTTAAGTAAATTATTCATGAAAGAAAATATACGAATATCCAATAAGTCTTCAATCACCTCTCTTCGATTCGGTGCATTCAATTGCATGAATGGAACAAAGGTACTACTACCCAGTATGATTATCTGAGTAAAAGACTTATAGTTTACTTTGAGTATCGTCTCTTCAAGTATTCGTTGATTTGATCGATCATCAGCTTCACGATGAAGAGGTGTACCATTTACTTCAATATCGAATGTATTTGGTTTAATACCTCTACGAATCAAATAATCTTTTGCGTTTACATCAAACTCGATCTCTACTAATGTACCCTTTTCATTAGTTGTGTTAATCAACTGTGATTTAGTGATCTTACGAAAAGGTTTATTAAACAATACAAAAGTCAGTGCATCTAACATAGTAGATTTACCTGACCCATTGGTTCCAATTATTAAATTTGTATTGTGTTGTAAAAAATCAACTTCTGTCCAGTGATCACCAGTGGAAAGAAAGTTTTTCCATCTAATCTTCTTGAATCTTATCATTACTAGGAGGAATCACAAAGTCATCAGGAGTGATGACAGCATACTTATAATTATACATCCTACATGTCTTTATGGCAAGCTCATCATCAACTTCTACAACTTCCATTTGTTTATCACCATTATCCTCAAGCATTAAACCATATCTTGTAGCATCATCTTCCTCTTCAAATAAAAATAAAACTCTACCTCCTTTTTCATCAGAAACAGCATATGCTCCATCCGTTTTTCTATTTTTAAGTGTTAAGAGATACATTACTCTACCTCACAGGCCTGTCGGTATAAATCACGGAAGATATCTTTAACTATAGTTTTATCAAACTTCATCTCTGCCTCATCAATATAACGATTCAATATTGAGATAGTATTCTCATCCTCTTCAACTTCAAATTCTTCATTCTCTGCTATAGCAAAGTTTTCAATAATCTTCAGATCTTGAACACCTGCATTGAATAACTTATCAATAAACTTCTCAAACTCTTTAGGATCTGTCTTCTTACGAACAATAACCTTTACAATCTTATTTTCATACTGACTGGTGTTAAAGATACGATGATTGGTATCTTCGTAGTATATGTTATAAAACAATTTATAAGGATTATTAATTTCAAGTAGTTCAAGAGTCTCAGTATCAAAGATATGAAAACCTCTTTTATCGTTTACATCATTCCAAAACATCTCATAAGGATTACCCAAATAAAATATCTTTCCATCATTTGAACGTGTATGAAAATGTCCAGAGAATACAGTATCAAACTTATCAAAAACACTCACATCCATACCTGTTTCCATCATATGTCCACGAGTTGCTCTAAATCCATTTAGTTCAAGATGACCCATGGCCACTTTAGATTTAGAAGTTTTAATTACATCTAAAGTATGTTCATAGTTTTCTGTAGTAATCCAAGGGAGTAATAATATATCCAATCCACCTACTTGTATTTCCTTTGCACTTGAATATATTTCCCAATTTTTATAAGATGTAAGTAACAACTCAGGTGAGTTTACAAAGTTTGTATTCTTATAATATGCATCATGATTTCCTGTTGCTGCATATACCTTATACTTCTTAAGTGGTTCAAAGACAACACGGTTTGACCATTC